AGCAGATCACACTAAGGTGACTGCATTCCTGGACCCAACAGGTGGTCCAACAATTCAACGCTATGACACGTTGAAGTATAAACAGTTTGATAAGCTAACAGATAAGCAGTTGGGTTTCTTTTGGCGACCAGAAGAGGTTGATATCTATCAAGATGCAAAAGATTTCAAAGGCCTTACTGACCACGAAAAGCATATCTTTACTTCAAACCTGAAGAGACAAATTTTATTAGATAGCGTACAGGGTCGTGCGCCAGTCGAAGCGTTTAGCCCTATTGTAAGTTTACCAGAGATAGAGAACTGGATTCTGAGTTGGACGTTCTCTGAGTCGATCCACAGTCGTTCTTACACGCATATCATACGTAATGTATACAGTAACCCTAGCATAGTCTTTGATGAGATGATGGATATTCAAGAGATCCTAGACTGTGCAGGCGACATCTCTAAGTACTACGATGACTTGATTGAGACTAGTTCATACTACAATCTACTGGGCGTAGGCACACATACAGTCAATGGTAAGAAAGTTGTTGTAGATTTGTATGAGTTGAAGAAGCTATTGTGGCTAACTTTGATGAGTGTTAACATTCTTGAGGGTGTACGCTTTTACGTATCTTTTGCTTGTTCATGGGCATTCGCTGAGTTGAAGAAGATGGAAGGTAATGCAAAGATTATCAAACTGATTGCACGTGATGAGAACCTTCACCTTGCTTCTACTCAAATGCTACTAAAGACTTTGAAGAAAGATGATCCAGACTTCATTACTATCGCAGAAGAGACTGAAGCTGAGTGCATTCAAATGTTTGTTGATGCTGTAGATCAAGAAAAGCAGTGGGCAGAATATTTGTTCAAAGACGGTTCTATGATTGGTCTAAATACAGAACTACTGTCAAACTACATTGAGTTTATCTGTACACGCAGAATGAACAATGTAAATTTGAAAAGTCCATACAGTGTAAAGAGCAACCCGTTGCCTTGGACGCAGAAATGGATCAATGGCGCAGAGGTGCAAGTAGCACCACAAGAAACAGAAATCACAAGCTACGTAAGCGGTGGTACTAAGCAAGACGTTGGTAGCGATACTTTTAAGGGATTCTCTCTATGATCGAAATATACGGTAAAGACAATTGTGGCTATTGCGATAGAGCAAAGCAAGTATGCGAGTCCAAGGGATTAGACTACATCTATCATAAGCTAGGAGTGTCTTTTTCACGTGATGAACTTATCGAAATGTTTCCAAACGCAAGAACGTTCCCACAAGTAAAAATCAATGGCACTGCTATTGGAGGTTACAAAGAACTGTATGAACAAGTGGGATAAAGCGTACATAGATACGGCAGAGAGGTTCGCCTCTCTGTCAACAGCCAAAAGATTACAAGTAGGTGCGATTGTTGTAAAAGACAATCGTATTATTTCTATTGGGTACAACGGCATGCCCTCAGGTTGGGATAACCGATGCGAAGACGAATACCAGTACGAAGATGGTGGCTATGAAATGAGGACTAGACCAGAGGTGATTCACGCAGAAGCAAATGCAATCGCCAAACTTGCTAAGTCAAATGAGAGTGGTGAAAACGCTTCGATGTATATTACTCATGCCCCATGTGTCGAGTGTGCGAAATTTATATATAGTAGCGGTATACAAACAGTATACTACAAAAATGAGTACCGAAATGAAGACGGGACACAATTTCTTCATAAATGCGGACTAGAGGTAATAAAAGTATGATTAATAAAATTGATGCACAGTGCCCATATTGTGAGACTGAATTTCATATCGAATTTGAAAATGAGGACGATGAATTGGTGTACTGCCCATCATGTGGTGAACAATTACCTGAATTTGAAGAGGACGCACCCTACGAAGAGGACTGGGATTAAAAACTAATGAAAAAGTTTATAAAGAATGTTGATTTTGAAATTTGTGCTGAGTGTTTGTTAATGACTATTTTTGGATTCATCTATATACTTGCATTGGTCCCCTTAATGTAAGGAAAATAAATGTGGCATTATGAGAACGTTGAGTTCACTAGTGAGATGATAGAAGACTATATTGGTTTTGTATATGTTATATGTGAATTGAGTAGTAGCAAAAAGTATGTTGGAAAAAAGTTGTTTAAATCTAAACGAAAACTTCCACCACTAAAAGGTAAAACCCGTAAACGTACAGTCATTAAAGAAAGTGATTGGATGGATTATTACGGGTCCTCAGACGAGGTAAAGGCGCTCGTGGAAACACTGGGCGCCTCTAACTTTCATAGAGAGATATTGCACCTGTGTATGTCAAAGGGTGAGATGTCTTATCTCGAAGCAAAGGAGCAGTTTGACAGGGATGTTTTGCTCTCTAGCGAGTATTATAACGGTATAATCAACTGTAAAATACACAGAAATCACGTAAAAAGACTAGCAGACACGTAAGTCATTGATTTAAAACGAAATCTTTTTTGGTTTATTTTGGTATAAACCCTTGACAATCCGCTCAGATATGGTATAATGTATACATAAATTGAGATAAAGGCTGTTGCTGATGAATTGTATTGACGTTTTAGGTGGTAAAAAAGCAGAGCGTGACATTGCTCTTGAGTGTGTCAACTGGTGTCTTAAGCAGATGCTACCCCGTCACAGAACGCTCGACATCACTGTTGAGTTCAAAAAGCTAGACGATGCCTATGGGTATTGCATGGAAGAAGATGAGCGTGGTCGTGAGTTCACTCTCACACTTCGTAAAGGTCTGGGTCTCTACGATCTGATCAGTACTGTGTGTCATGAAATGATTCACTTAAAGCAGTACGCCCGCCGTGAGTTACGCAATGTAAACGGCAACACTATGTGGAAAAAGAAAGCGTACAATGATGTATCGTACCTCGATGCTCCTTGGGAAAAAGAGGCTTATCGCTTAGAAGATAAGCTTGCGCTTGAGTGTTTCAAGACTATGACTACAACATTATAGGAGAGTAAGATGGAAGCACCAGTATTTGAAAAAGGATATCCAGATTATGATGCGGTTAACCGTGATAGGATGGGTGATGTGAAACTATTCATGGAAGCAGTGTGGTCTGCCGCTGGTAAAGAAGTTACTGGCAATTATTGGGGTACGCCCTTCTTAGGTACTATCACAAGTGTACGTGCTAAGTACGGCACTGATCTTGAGGTCACTGTTGAGTCAGATGGTGAGATGCATTTGATTGATGCGTCAACACTGTATAATGGTGGTAATGGAGTTTACGAAAACCTCCATATTTACCTATAAAAGCCCTTGACACTGATCCGAATCAGTGTTACATTATGTATGTAATCAAGAGAAAGTGAGAAAAGATGATCGATTTTATTTCAGCAAACAACGCCATGATTCAGATGTTCGACGGTGACCAAATGGTCGCTGAAGCGAGTACTGCAAAGTCCATCTGCTACTTCATCCAAGAATACGGTCTTGCTGAGTCAGTATTTGCTTCGTCTTCTATAGATTTTGCCAGTGAATATGGCTTTGAAACTGATGATGCCGCATTCGATTTGTGGTTAGCAGGGGTAAAAAAATTCGAAATGTCCGAAATAAATTAAAAAAAGCCTTGACAAGCCCACGAATCAGTGTTAATATGTATGTATAAATTGATGAAAGAGAGTGAATATATGATGAATGAAGCGATGATAACCCTGTTAGAAGCAATCAAAGAAGACTATTACAAATGGACTTCACGCAACTACACTAAAGAGTTGACTGAAATCAACACTCAGATGATTGCTGAGTTCAACGAAAATCTTACCTTCGAAGAAGGTCGTAAGTACATCAAAGTGATGAGCAAGAATAGTGTTTGGGGCTTCGTTATGAAAGCCGATGACAAAATGTTCAAAGCTGGCGACATTCTTAAAGCCGCAAGTTGGGCGAGTCCCGCACGTAACAAAGCACGTGGTAATGTCTTTACCAATCTGTCTTGGGTTCAGTGGACTGGTCCTGCGTATCTTTAAGGAGATGAACATGAAAGCTATTTTCGATTATACAGTTTCAGTGGCAATTGTAGCGAGTCTGGTTGGTGGACTCGCCTTTGCCTTCAATACAGCATTAGGTATTCCTGATGTTCATTATAGTCACTCAACAGGTGAGTGCGTCAAAGTTATTAACTACGAACAAGGGGACAACTACTCTTGCGAGAACATTCCCTCTAAGTTCAATCATGTGTGGGTAGAGTAAAGGATATAATATGTGTAAAGTTGAATTTCAAAAATACGTCTTAAGTGGTATAGCAGAAGGGCTTACCATTACTGAGAAGATGAAGTTCGTTGATTGGGGCGATGCGTGTGACTGGGCTGGTAAAGTAACCATGTCTCTGAAGACACCTTTCGTTATTCTTGAGATGACAAATCTTGAAACTGGTGAAGTGGAAAACTTCTAATGATTAAGACTCTTGCATACCTATCAGCCTTCGTGTTCTTAACGGGCTGTACAGTCGCCTACGTAGTACACACATGGTCTGACTGCTTAGAAGAGAATAGTTGGATAACGTGTTCTCGGATGCTGAGTAAGTGATTAGAAAGGTACAAATTTATGGAGAACATATATCATCTCACCGCACTGGTGGTTTACGTAACGTTAATTTATCGATCATTAATCACGTACTCGGCTTTGAACCCAATTATGATGACGATCCCGATAAGGTCGAAAACTCATGGGCGTTTAGTGTAGATGATTTTGCATGTGCAATCTGGGATTGGAAAGGCTCTCACAGAATTGGTGTCTTTTCTACGTTCGGACCTGATGATGTTTTTGCAGACTTATTTGGAGATAACTATGCCTCTTGTGGTTACAGTATAAATACTATTGTATTATAAACTATCACTATGAGGTTAAAATGGGATTTAAACTAGCAGGTATTTTGATGATCGTGATGGCGGTAATGGTAGCAGGTGGTTATTGGTATTACAATGACACGCAAGAACGCATTGCGATCCTGACAGAGAACAATGCAAAGCTACAGACAGCGGTCGCAACAAACGAAGAGACTATTAACTCTTTACAAGCAGACTATGCTAAGATACAAGAAACGAACAGCGAACTAAACGATAAGTTTGCAAACATTCGTAAGCAGAACTCGGTTCTGTCTGATAAGTTATCTAAGCACGATCTAGGTGTTCTAGGAGCCAACAAACCAGGCTTGGTAGAACGTGTTATTAATGGCGCATCAGCCAAAGCGGGTCGTTGCTTTGAATTAATTTCTGGTGCAGAACTAACGGAGAAAGAGACTAATGCAAAATCAGCGAAGTCGTTCAATAGTGAATGCCCTTGGCTTTACGATGATTATATTAAGTCTGGGCGGTTGCAGTCTATTGAGCAGTCCAAAACCTCAAGTAATTGAGATATCGTCTAAGCCAGTAGAGAAGCCACAGTTAGTTTTACCACGTGCAGATGAGATTAATCTGCGTGATATTAAATGGGTGATTTTGACACCTGAGAATTTTGATGAGCAAGTTGCTAAGATATCTAAAGATGGTCGACCAGTAGCTTTCTTCTCATTAACGGATAAAGGCTATGAAAGTCTGGGCATGAACTTGTCTGATCTACGTGCTTATATCCAACAGCAACAAGCTATTATAGATGGTTATAAAGCTTACTATGTAGAAGCAGAAGAAGCACTAGAGGGTGCAGTTAAAGAGGATTAGATTATGAAACTTGCGACATTGACTACGATTGCCTTATTGGCATCGACTACAGCATACGCAAACAGTGGTGATACTGTCAAAGCATGGGTAGGCGACTCTTACACTACAAAATTTGAGCGAACACCGTACACAAAGAAAGAATGTGTCACTGTAGATGTTCCCGTATATGGTACAATCAAAAGAAACGGTAACGCTGGCGAAGGCGCTTTACTGGGTATGCTCCTTGGTGGGTTGCTCGGCAAAGGTGCTACAGGTAACGATGATGGTGCCGCAGTCGGAGCAGTACTCGGAGGAGTTGTCGGTGCTAATAACAGCCAGAAGACTGACAAAGTTATTACTGGTTACACGAAAGAACACCGATGTGATAATGTTACATACTATCGTAATGTAGAGAAAATCGTATACGAATACTCTACTATTACGTTTGACTTGAATGGTAAGACTTACACTTTATCATTTGAAAAATAGGATAGTTGTCTCCGTAGTTCAGCTGGATAGAACAACTGCCTTCTAAGCAGTAGGTCACAGGTTCGAATCCTGTCGGGGACGCCAGAATTGAGGAATAAATTATGAGTGATTGGAATCCAAAACAACCTAACGTATCGTACACGTTTACTACTAGCTATGATACTTACCCAACCACATACACAGTATTCACAGACGGGTCTACGTTTTCTATCGTGCCTGATCTTGACGCTATCTATACGAAAGCGGATAAAGAGTTTGAAGCAATGGAAGATCAAACTTCGGTTGCCAGACAAATGTTAAATGATATTGGTATTAATTGGAATGAGGAGTAATTATGTTAAGTAGTCCAGAAGACCGCAAGAAGTTGTTGGGTGCAATCAAAGAGATTGACAACTCTATGACACGTGTTGCGGCAGAACGTGATTTTCAGAAAGACGCAGTGAATGATATCGCTGAGAAGTTGGAACTGGAAAAGAAGTACGTCCGCAAACTAGCAACGATCTATCATAAGCAAAACTTAGCACAGGTTCAACAAGACGTTGAAGAAGTCGCTGAGTTGTATGACTTGATCACGCAATCAAACGAGTAACGTTGTTATGGGCATTTTCAAATTAACTTGGTTTATTATTAAATTAGTAATTGCTATATATCTAGCCTGGTTTATTTTGTCGGGCGCAGTTTTTCTATTTACTATATTAATGATGGGGTAATACATGGAGTATGATACTAATAAATTTGAAATGCGTGATTGTTTTGGAATCTGTGATCTACCACCGCTCCTTTGGCAAAAGCAAGACCAAGGAGCGTTTGGTAAGATCGTAGCAGGTCGACCAGTCGATGGACCTATCTTAGACTTAGCACTAGATGCACCCAAGTGGATGGAACTAGTCAAGGGTAGAGATGTAGTAGTTCAAGCGGGTGGTAACCAAGGCATGTATCCTAGATACTATGCAAATATCTTTGAGAAGGTTTATACCTTTGAACCTGACATAGACAACTATTTTTGCCTTGACTTTAACTGCCAAGGTGTGCAATACTACAAACATAATGTTGGTTTAGGCGAATCGGATACAACAATGAACTTAGTTCAGTTAGCACCAAATAACACTGGAATGCATAGAACTGTATCTGATGAACTTTTACTAGCAAACCCTAACATCCCATCTGATCGTGTATCAAAGGTCGAGATGGTCAAGTTAGATAGTTTGAACATCGAAGCATGTGATCTATTACACCTAGATGTTGAACTATACGAAACAGAAGCACTCATTGGTGCTGAAGAGACTATCGAAAAGTACAGCCCAGTTATCGTGGTTGAGACTGGTGGTCGACCAAGTCCTGCAGATGGGTATCTTCAACTGCTAGGATATAAACTACATTCTCAGTTGAGAATGGATGCTATTTACGTGAAGGAGTAATATGAAACAAGGTGATGTAATAACTGTAATGACAATGGGTGGAGAATTTGTTGGTAAGCTAGATCGTGAGAACGCTGGTAGTATCACACTATCAGATCCGAAGTTCATTACTGTTACACAAGAAGGTGGTATGGGTTTTACTAATGGTATCGCTATGACGGGTGTACAAGACCCTAAAGAAGTGACACTCTACAATATAATGTTTGCTGTAGAGACCAATTCTGAAGTAGTGAGCGCATATCGACAAGCAGTGTCTGGACTGATTACTAAGCCAGACCCTAAATTCAAAATATAAGAAAGGTTATATAATGATTGATCCTCAAACAATTGAAGAGTATGTTGAAATGCTTGATAACGTCTCAGACGAAAGCATTGAGAACCTATTCGAAGAGATGGGTATTGAAATCAATATCAACAAACCATGGGTGGAAGAATCATGAGTGATTTAATGAAACGAGGCATCGTATTTGCCGTAGACTGTTGGCGATTAATAATGAATGTAAAGTATAATCCTTTACGTTTTATTCCTGATCCCGTCATGCAAACATACTTTATGCTTGTACTGTTTATCATGTGGAGTGCATTCTTTGGTATGATAGCAATCTATCACATGGGATTCATGGGATACGATATCGTAACAAGTATCTGGGTTCACGTGTCTATTCTAATTCCTATCGCTATTACTAATGGTGTCTTTATTGATGCTGAACGTGATGGTGCCAAATGGATTACCGAATGGAGGAAAAAATGAGCGAAGGTAAGTTTGCAGTACATCGTGCCCACAAGATGCTTGACTGGTTAGAAGGTGAAGCTACACAATGGGCAGAAAATCATGTCGAAGAACATTTTGGGTGTGAAGAAATTTCTGAGTTAACGAAAGAGCAAATCGAAGAAGTGATTGCTGTTGCAGAAGAACTTGATGAGCATTATGGCGACATGTTATCTATGGGTATGTACAACATTGTCCGATACTGGGAGAATGAGAATGAGGAGTATATCTTATGAGTAAAGTTCTTATGTGTGATGTACCTTCGGGATATCTATATGGATTTCCAAGAGCATTACCAAAAGAAGCTACAATACATTACGGTGGCACTGACTACGGTGTAGTTAAAGACTTTAATGTAGCAGAGTGGTTAGTCGCAAATGGCTATCCGCAAAAAGAGATTGATTCTTTTGGTGATCAGTTCAGCTATAGATATTGGACAGAAGATGAGTAACTCAAATGAACCGTATCACAACAAAGGCGTTGGTTTAGCATTTTTAATTATTGCCTTTACAATGATTGGGATACCTGTTATAATAGGAACATCAATGGGTTGGTTTAATCTGTTTGGTATTTTGGGGATGTAAAATGTGGGTACTAGTTTTTGTGTACTTCTACGATACAATCCCATATGTAGAAAAGATATCTGCACACGACTCAATGGTCGAGTGCTTTAAAGCCAGAGAAGCCTTGAGTGAGTTTCACGGAAAAGGTGGTGGCTACTTTAAACTAGGTACACAAGCACTGTGTATCAATATGTAAGGAATTTATTATGTATGCAGTAAAGAATGATACAAATGGCGATACAGTTGCTTTGTGTTCGGAACTAAGAGATGCAGAGATAATCGCTAAGAAAGATTTCGATGGAACTACATTCACCATTGAAAACATAACTACATACAATGTGCAAAAAGTATACAATGAGTGTGTAAGCGAAGAGTGAAATAAAGAGGAGAATGACTATGAGAGATAAACTGATTAAGGCTTTTGTTAGCCACGCTAAAGGTCATATCGATAAACACGTTGTGAACGTTGAGGTTCTACTGGAACATCCAGCAGGCGTTGGCGAACACGGCGATATCATTGCAGAGATTGAAAAGGAACTTGATGAAGTTGCTAAGTACGATGATCTGCTATCAATGGTCGATAAGTACCTTATTGCAAAACCTGGAATGGAGCAATACGTAAAATGAGACTAGAAGATTTTGCAGAGGATTTTGACGATGAGGATGTGACGTATGTTGAGATCATCATCTACAGAAATAAGAATGGTAAGATGGTACGTGAAGTCTTTGCTGTTGATTACTATGGCGATGATGACTTTCAGTGGTCACGCTCAACTAAACCTCTGCAATAGAAAGATCAGATTATGGCAAATGTAGCAAAGCTAGATGTTTTTCCTATACCGATGAGTGTTGGTACTTTAGGTGAAGAGTCACGTGAGTTAAATATTAAGTTATGCGAAGACTCGTTTAAAGCATTTGATGAAGTAGAAGTAGAAGAGCGTACTGGTATACATATTCAACAGACTGTATCAGGTCTGGAGAGACATTACGCTTCATACGAAATACTGAGTAGAATGCTCACCGAATATAGTAAGAGTACTATCTTTGATGCAGGAACCCATAATACTGATATTAAGGCTGAGTTCTTGTGGGCTAATATGAACACCAATAGGTCTGCGTTTCATATGCCACATTCCCATCAACTAGATGGATACATGTGGACAGGCGTATATTTTCCTACGTCTGGTTGGCGAGACGGTGTTGCTATCTCTAAGTCACAGAACTTAGATGAAATAGTAGATATTACCTCAAGAACTCAGCCTGAACCTGGTAGTCTGACGATACTAGATCCGTTACAATTTGTGAAGACGGGTGTTGCATCAAAGAAGACTGATCGATATCCATATTGGGGTAACCCAATTACGATAAAACCAAAAGAGGGGACTGTTGTATTGTTCCCAACATATTTACCTCATCTAGTAACACCAACTGAAGAAGATAATTTTACTAGATTAAGCATCGCTTTCTATGTGAGAGTTCACACAGGAGACGGTGGTATTGATAAATTTTAAGAAAACTTTAAAACGAATTGGCTTATTAGCCTTTTTGTTTTTTCTGATTAAAGGTATTGTGTGGCTATTGTTAGGCTATCTAGTTTATGTCGGTATATACTGAACGTCTGATGTCTAACACTTTAGATACAGGATATGTGTCATAAGAAACTTTGTCATCTTGGTTGCCACCTAGTATGACGTAATGATCTTCACCTTCTATCGACACGGGATAGATATAGAACCCTACGTGACCTTGCCAGCCTTGGTTGCCTCTAGAGAATACAACTATATCTCCTAGTCGTGGTTCATCAACGGGCTCTCCCCAAAAGAGAAAGCTACGTGCCATGAACGGATAGTCGTTGACACTATCAGAGCCTGGGATTTTATTAACCCGCAGAATTGCGTTTACGAAAGCGGCGCACCACTCGTATGAGACTGGGTCAATCTTTAATAAAGTCCTTAGATCATTCCTGTTTGCCGTCTCGTTGAAGCCGACAAACGCATCAGCAGTTTTGAGATAGTGTGGGTATGTCGGGATTGGTTTATTAAAGGATTCTATAGCGGTCGTATCACAAGCACATAGTAAAAGAAATACTATTATCTTCTTCATATACATATTTATACATTAAGGAGTGTAATTATGAACGATACAGTTGAAACAAAGACTCACGATTCCGTGAGCGAAAAGTCTCTAGATGAGTTACTAGAAGAAGTAGAACAGGTCGAGCGTGACTTTAGATTGGGTAAAATCGAAGAAAGAGATGTAGAAGAGTATATGATAAAGGTTGCAAAATTTCTATCAATACCTACAGAGACTCCTGATGAAAGTTAGAATTGGACCATATAGAAAGAATCGTGCTACAAGAGTTGAGATAGAGCCGCACGATACGTATAGTATGGATTGTACACTTGCTATGATTATTCATCCTATGCTTGTACAACTCAAAGCAACACAGCATGGATATCCGTCAACTCTTACTGAAGAACGTTGGAATGAAATACTAGATGAAATGATCTGGGCGTTTGGTCACAAGTCAAAAGAAATTGATGCTGTAGATATGTGTGCTGATAAATGTTCAAACTTTGGTGATCCAGTTTGTAAAGAATGTTTGAAAGAAACGCAAGAACGAATGACTAATGGCTTTAAACTATTTGGTGAATATTATGAAGGGCTCTGGGACTAACAGGTGGTGGAAGGTTTGGAAACACGCACTCGGATCTTTTGATGAAGAAGACGGGTATGATCCTATTAACGAGAATAGAATATCAATAATTAGGACCTTCATAGTGTGTACCAATCTTCTATGCGCTTGGATAATTATAATTAACATTGTTAAGGACTGGCTATGAGTAAATGGTGGCGTATATGGGCGCAATCTCTAGGAGAAAAAGTAGGAGAATCTGATAGACAAGCAGATGTAGTCGCTATAATCAGAACATTTTGGTGGGCAATACACATCGCCACTTGTTTCATGATTATAATACACAATGCAACAAAGTTAGGATGGATGTAAATAAAGCCCTTGACATCTGATTCCAAATCAGCTATACTATACAAGTAATCAAAAAGAAAGAATCAAATGTTTAGAATTCCTAATGCTTATAAAGAAACTATTAACTTTTCTCAAGCCTGGGACGCTATGATCTCGTTCGGACGGGGTGATGCACTTGAAGGTATGAGTGCTATGCAACGTGTCTGGATTGAGCATTGTGAATCAGATGTCCGTTTCTCTGATGATAGCGATTTCTTTGACCATTATCAATATGAGTGTAATGCGTACAATAGAATTTACAATTATATGTCAAGATTGTTTGGCGATGATATAAGTAAGATTGTGGGTGCTTAACTTTCAAAACAAGGGGTACTAATATGCTTGAAGAAACACAAGAACCAGAACCAATTATCGTAAGAGCAAGTCGAGGCGACAGATTGGTGAGATCGAAAGCGGCACGAATCCGCAGAAGAGTGGTCAAGCAAGTTAAAACTGTAACTCAAATTAAGGAAGACAAAGACGCTAAAGATCGTGTTAAAGCGAAAAAGCGTTTAGAAGCACAAAAGCGAAGGGCAAGAAAAAAACTAAAATTAGTTAAATAAGCCCTTGACACTGAGGCACAAACCAGTTATAGTGTACTAGTAATCAGAAAGAGTGAGACACATGTACAAAGTAACATATACTATCTATCGCAAGTATCACCACGAAAAAATCTTCGATGACTACCAGTCTGCAAAAGGTTTCTTCTACGGTATATCTCGCAAGTGCCGAGGTTCAAAAGTAACAAAGGCGGAGTTGATCTGCCTTTGATTACACAAATTTATAATACACACCAGAGTAGATACACCTGCTTTCTAGTGTATGGGACAAGGACTCACAAGGTCACAAGTGAGTGTGTATTATAAATTAGTGTATGCGAGTGTGGTGGAATTGGTAGACACGCTAGATTTAGGTTCTAGTGTCGCAAGACGTGGAGGTTCAAGTCCTCTCACTCGCACCAAGAATAATGTGCGAGAGTAGCTTAGTGGTAGAGCAAGACGCTCATAACGTCCAGGTCGTAGGTTCGAACCCTGCCTCTCGCACCAAGAACAAGGATTAAGTAGATGTGGGTGTTATATATAGTATCGATGATTAGTTTTGGTCCAGACGTTGGAGAGCTAAGATTTACTAAATATGATACTTATGATACTGAGTACAATTGTAAGATTACAGAAGCTATATTAAGTGATAGCTTCAGTGAAGACGAAGAAACTCAGTGTAGGTCAGTCTGGTAGACCGCTACGTTTGGGACGTAGATGTCGGTGGTTCGAATCCATCCACTGAGACCAGATTTCTCTGCTACGATTAAGTAGTGGGGACAGAGAGTGTGTGTTTGGGTTGTTTAACCATTCTCTGATAATATGAAACAACCTACGCTCTGATTGCCCGTCGATCAGGAGAAGAGAGGAATACTTTATTATACCAAAAGTATAGGGCGGGCCATATTCAAAGTTTTTACTCGACGGAGTAAGATCGTGGTGACTGAAAAATACGTGATCGTGCGTATAAGGTATTTCTGAAGAGGGTAGCGCCCTGTCCTAGCGGATGCAAGAAAGTTCGAAAGCCAGTTGACGGGAGCGTTCAGTGCGAGTAGATGTAGGTACTCCCAAGTCCTACCCACACATTTATATCTGCGCCTGTAACTCAGTGGATAGAGTATCGGTCTACGAAACCGAAAGTCATATGTTCGAATCATATCAGGCGCACCACAGCGAGGCTGTATCACTTCTAATATAAATAGACATATAACTATTTACCAAGAAGGTCTAAACACATGACACTACCATCATCTGGAGCAATATCAATTGGTGATTTGCGAACTGAGTTTTACTCAGGTAGAAGTTCTGCTCAAATAACTTGTGTACAAACAGTCAATAACCTCGAAGAAAGTTTACGCAACGGATATGTGTCTGGTCATATCGAAGGTTCAACTGAAATAGCAGGGAATCTAGTACGTGGCAAAGCAAAGCCTGAGTTCTTTAGTATGGTTGTATCTGCTGAAGATGGTGATAAAGTCGATGAAGGTATGGCGATATACGCACACGAAGATACTGGGCTTGATATTCTTAATAGAAGTCAAGGCTTTGGTGGACAATTCAGTGATGCCAAAACGCCATACAAAAATATAGCTGTCGGCGCACAACTCATAACTAAGTATCGAATAGGGTATCAAAACACTAGTGGTAATTGGGTTCTTGTCTTCACAATGCCTACGATAGCACACAATTTCGAATACACCCTTCTTACAACTATACCAAATTCTGATGGTGAGGTTATCACTAGTGCTGGTATTACTACAACAACAGTAGACAGAGAAACTGGTGTTCAGACAACAGAAACAAAAAATATTATACCAACAAGAACAGGTACGGGTACTTGGGATATTTGGGGTTGGGTTAGAGGTAAGTCATTTACATTAGGACCTCCACGTGAATTAGAACATTTTGTTAGACGTACTGAAACAGCAAATGCTTACCTATGTTTATGGAATGACGATAACAATGTTCCTTCTATGCTTACAAGCAGTCAAGCTGGTATGCATTCTAATATTCCAAACTCTTTTATTCTACCTGGTGGTAATACAGACAATATACCTGCATACGGTAGCACAGGTCTAAGTCTATCTGATTATCGTGGTCAAGGTGAGAATCTGATTTTTATAATCGATCAAACTTATCAAGAGTTAAACTTATACGACTGGGCTGTCGCAGAAGGATGGACAGGAACAACTCCTCTTACAGTTACAGTCAGAGAAAAAGATAATGCTGGTAATGATATATGGTTGTACTCAGATGATACTACTAAAGGTGGGCTTATCATAGACGGAGACTTTCCGTCTTCACAACCTGTTACTATAATCAACAACGGAAAAATCGCTGGTAAAGGTGGAGATGGT